TTCTTTTTTTGCTTTACTTTATTTGGGTGATTATAAGGATGAGCAAGATACCTAAGAAGATACATTATGTATGGTTTGGTAGAGGAGAAAAAGATGAAAGAACCAAGTATTGTATAGAAACTTGGAAAAAGTATATGCCTGATTATGAGATTATAGAATGGAATGAAGATAATTTTGATGTAAATTGCAATAGATTTTGCAAACAGGCTTATGATAGCAAAAAATGGGCATTTGCTAGTGATGTAGCAAGATTAAAGATATTATATGAAGAAGGTGGAATATATATGGATACTGATGTAGAAGTATATAAGCCATTAGATGAGTTTTTAGATGATGAAGGATTTACTGGATTTGAAGATATACATTATCCTGTATGTGCGACTATGGGATGTGTAAAAGGTAATCCTGTAATTAAGATGATGTTAGATTATTATGATACAAAAGATTTTAAGATGTATGATATATGGACAGATTATATTAAGTATCAAGAAACAAGTACTTGCATAATGAGTAATGTATTAGGAATTTTAGGAGTAGATAGAGAAAGAAATGTAATACAAGAAATTGAGCATTTTAAAATATATCCAAGAAGTTATTTCTTTACTAAGGGAGAAGGATATACTTGGCATAGTTTTAATGGGAGTTGGTAGAAATGATAGAACACGACAATATATTTTACATTAGAGATTTGAGCGAACTTGGAGGAGTTGAAACATTTACTTGGGAATTGGTAAAAAAGTTCAAAGATTATGATATAGCCGTGGTATGTAAAACAGCAAATATTAATCAAGTTAGAAGGATGAGAAAATATTGTAAAGTTTATAGGCATACAAATGAAAAAATAAAATGTAAGACAGCAATTATAAATTATGATGTAAGTATTATTGATTACATAGATGATGGAGCAGATATATATCAAGTAATACACGGAGATTATGAAAATCCTGCATATAAGTGGAAACCACCAACTCACGAAAGAATTAAAAAATATATAGGTATAACTAAACATATAGTTGAAAGTTTTAAGAGAATAACTGGATTAGATAATGTAATGTTAGGGTATAATCCTTTAAGTATAGAAGATGAGAAATCATTGATATTAATTAGTGGTACTAGATTAAGTCCTGTAAAAGGAAAAGATAGAATGATAAAATTAGCAAAAGCATTAGATGACAGAGGTATTAAATATCTATGGTTAGTTTTTACTAATGATAAGAAAGAGATAAATAGTCCTAATGTTGTATATATGAAGCCAAGATTAGACATAGGATGTTGGATGGATAAGGCTGATTATTTAGTTCAGTTAAGTGACACTGAGGCTTGTAGTTATTCTATTAATGAGATGTTATATAGAAATAAACCTGTAATTGTAACACCTTTGCCTTATTTAGATGAAATAGGAGTTAAAGATGGAGTCAATGCTTATATATTAGATTTTGATTGTAGTAATATAGATAGTGTAGTAGATAGGATTATGGATATACCTAAGTTTGAATTTAAAAGGTTAAAAGATAGTTATGACAAGTTAATAGTGAAAACACCATCTCATTATAAAGAGGATTTAGAAAAGGATGTAAAAGTTAGGTGTGTAAAAAGATATGATGATATGATGTTGAATAGAACTATTGAAATTGGAGAAGAAATACAAGTAGATAGATTTAGGGCTGAGTATTTGCAAGATAATGGAGTTGTTAAGATAATTGAATAATAACTCTTTTATTTTGATTAAAAAATTAAAAATTCTTTTAAAAAATTGTTGACATTGTTAATTAAAACTGATATAATTAAAGCGTAAGTGGGAGGGATAGGTACTTACGAAAGGAGTGTTAGATATGGAAAAGAAACATATCAAGATATATCAAACCGATAATAGCGATTATAGATTTATGAACTATGATTTTGCTGTTGACCACGGATTTGATATTTATGATTATGATGTTGTTGCTGAATTTTATAAGGAGGTATATGAGCCTGATTGGAGAGTGCTTGAAAGTATATTTGATTTAGGTAATAGAGGTTTTATTCAAGCCGTATGTAATGATGAATTTATGAGAAGCATCAGTGTTAGCGATATTATTGAGATTGATGAAAAGAAATATTATGTTGATAGTTTTGGTTTTAAGGAGGTGAAATGATAATGGTCAGTGAATTAGATTTCAAAAAATATGTTGCTGTTCAATTTAGTGGAATGTACAATATGATTACTGAAGCACGTTGGGCTATGGATATGATAGAAATGGATATTGATACTTATTGTAAGATACAAGATAATTACAAAGAATTAGTTGAAAAATACCCTGAGGCTTATGAAGAAGGCAAGAAGATAGGTCAAACAATGAGTAGTCAAATATATGGATAGGAGGTCAGTTATGTTTAATAGTCAATGGTTAAAAAATATGTATGATAGTGGAAGATTGATGGTGGTCATCAGTAGAAAGCCAAGAAAGAGTGGACATATTGCTCATTTGCTAAGAAAAGATGAAAGAAAAAATGAATGGTATGAAATATCAACAAAAACCGGAAGAGAAATAAGAAATTATGTTTGTTGGTGGCAAATTGAAGATTGGATTAGAGATGGTGAATATAAGGAAATAGACATTAAGAAAGAGGCAGTTAATTGTTTTTGGAAAGAATGGTTTCTAATGGAATTAATAGATGCAGTAAAGGAGGTGAGATAATGGAAAAGAAAGATAAGATGTGGTTAGAGGGATATAGAAGAATGAAAATTTTGAATATGTCGCCTCAATGTATTAATGCTTACAAGAAAGATATAATTTGGGAAAGTGAAGGACCTGGAGCATTATATGAATGTAATGATAAAGAAAAAGAGATAATAAGCAAATTTGAAGAAGAAACCGGATATAAGGTATATCATTTAATTCATAATATATTTGAGTTTGGTGAATGTTATACAATACTATTTGTAAGTACTGATGAAAGTGAATGGAAGGAAGATAAAGAAGATTTAAAAGAAGGATACACATTCGCTTATGTAAAGAATTTAGATGATGATTTTTGCAGTGAATATGGTAGTGTTGCTATTAAGCCAAACATTGGTGGATTAGTAAGAATAGGATAGGAGGTGAAATTATGGATAGTTGGGAATTAGGATGTAGATTTGATAGTTGTCAAAGTTTCTATGGAAAGGCTATGGTCACTAAGGATATTTATGATGATAGAGTTGAATATAAATTATATTCATATAAAACTCTAGTTGCTAAAATTAATGAGTATGAAGATAAAACTATTTTTGAGATTGTTCCTTATGATGTTGATGGTAGAACTAAAACTCCTACTACAACAAGACATCAAAAAGAGTTCTTCAAACAAAATGGTCTAGGTGATGACTTAATCAAGAAGTTATTCAAAGAAGGGAAGATAGAAATATAATGAATGATGAGTTAATGGAAAAGTGTTTGAGATTATTAGATGAAGTTGAATTTGATAATCAAGACAAAGTGATTGAGTGGAATGTAAACCTTGATAAAGATGATAAATATATATATGGAGTTTTAGAAAGTGGAAGGACATTTGCTAAAAACCTAAATTTAGAAGAAGATAGAGATGCAAAATAAAAGGCCTGTTCAATTATTACCAAAAAAATGATATAATGTATTTGGAGGTAACAACAATGGCTAAAAAAGAAGAAGATGGAGTTTGGAGAACAATAGGTGGTAGAAAGGTCTTTATTAAGAATGGTCAAGACTTGAAAGATGCTATGCAAAAAAGTGGTAAATTTAGAAGTTATAAACCGGTCAGTAAGAATGATAGGAGTATGGATGATGATAATGGAGATGAGTCAGCATCAGCAGGTATGAGTTCTACAGCAAGAAAAGAGTTAATACAAAAGTATAAAAGATTGAGAGATGATGTTGTAGAAGAAGAAAGAAAAAGAAGAGATGAACAAAGAATTATACCTTTATATGAGAAGATGAAACAAAGACACGATGCTATTATCAGTAGATTAAGTAAAGATGACTATGATAGTGGTACTTATGATATGGAAACATTAAAACCTATCAGTTATGATAGTGGTTTCCAAGTTACATTCAGCCAAATAGGTGATGATTATGATAATGATACTTATTACAAATTATGTAAAGAGTTCTTAAAAGAAAGTAGTGATGGTAAGATATGTGCCGGAAAATTTGAAGGAACTCCTGAAATAAGTTTTAATGTTGGAGATAGAGAAAAGGCTATAAAGTTGGCTCAAAAATATAACCAAATAAGTATATGGGATTGGGCTAATGCTGATGAAATTAGAACCGGTGGAAGAGGAAGGAGGTTGTAATTAATATGGCAAAAATGACTAAGGTAGATGAATACAAAAGTTTATGTAGTAGAGAAGGTGGAAGTGGTACTAAAAAAGAAAAAGAAAAATTGCTTAAACAAATGAATGATGAAGAAATTGATAAACTAATCAGTTGGACCGACAATCTATATGGTAAAATATGGATTAAGTCTTTTAAGAAAAGTAAGTAGGTGATGTAAATGGCAAAGTTTAATGATGAAAAAGGAGTTTGGAGGACTATAGGTGGGAAACATATCTTTATACGAAATGGTCAAGATTTGGATGATGCTATGAGAGAAAGTGGCAAATTCAAAAATACAAGAATAAAAAATAAAGTAAAAGAATATGTTAAAAAGAAAAAAGAGAAAGATGAATTAAGAAGAAAAGAAGAAGAATATAAGTTATATAAAAGAGCAAAAGATAAACCTGATACTATAGATGCTATGACCGAAAATAGTACTGATTGGGAAAGATTAGATAAAGAATATTCTAAGAGATACAATGATGAGAAGATAAGAGAAAACCTAGATAAGTCAATTAGGAAAATGCCTACTACTAATTTTGTTGATAATGATGATAGATACGATAAAAAGACAGGGGAAAAGTTAAATGTGAGTCTTAACGAATATATTGATGAAAATGGAAATCTAAGCCCTGAAAGAGAAAAATTACATCAAGAAATTATTAATAGTTATTTTGAAGGAAAGACTCCTGTACCTGATGGAGAAGAAAAATTGTATTATATGACAGGTGGAGGAGCAGGAACAGGAAAGAGTACATTTGTTAATAATACCGGAGAATATTATGGTAAAGATTTTGAGTCATACGTTGCTGATGCAAAAAATGATATTACATTATTTAAAGGTAATATGATAAAACTTGATGCTGATGATTTAAAGAAAAGATTAGGATTAGACCCAAAAGATGAAGGAAGTGCTGGATACCTTCACGGAGAAAGTAGTGCTTTAGTTAAGAGAATAACTGCTATCGCTCAAGAAAATGGATATAATGTTATGTTAGATGGAACCGGTGATGGTGGTGAAGAAGGATTATTAAAAAAGATAAGAGATGCAAAAGCCAAAGGATATAAAGTAATTGCTAATTATGGTACTGTATCAGTTGAAGAGGGATTAGAAAGAAATTGGGAAAGATATATGCGTATGATTAAAAAAGGTATATCTCCTAGATTGGTAAGTGGTGATGAGGTTGTTAAAACTCACGCTAAAGTGAGTCAATTATTACCTAAGGTATCAAAAGAATTTGATAGTATAAAGTTATATGATATGAGTGATAAAACACCAAAATTAATAGCCGAAGGTGGAAATGGAAAAAGTATTGACCAAAATATCAAACCTAGTTATAATAAAGAGTATCTCGCATTTTTAGAGAAAGCAAAATATAATTGGGATGATTATGCTGATTTTTATGATGAGAGAATTAAAGAGTTCAAAAAAGAGAGGGGAGAGAAATGAAAGAAAAAGATAATTCAACTATGTCAAGGTCAAATATAATTGATTTGATTGCTTGTGGTAAAATTAAAGAAGAAGATGTAGAATTAACTGAAGATGAAAAAAAGGTCTTAGAAAAGAGAAGAAAAACAAATCAATTACTTAGAGAGGCAGGATTGCCTATCAGTTGGAGTACACCAATAGATTAATTGATAAAATTAATATGGATGCCATTTGACATCCTTTTTTTTATGTGCTATACTTGAATTGCGTGAATACCAACGATATGGTATAGAAATATTTTCTATCACGGCGTGGACTTGACCACGAAAAAAAATGTAAGGAGAGGAATATTAATTATGAGAGAATTTTTAAGAGGATTAGAGTTTGATGATGAAACCATTGATACTATAATGGCTGAATATGGTAAGTCAGTAACTAGGGATAAGGAAGAAATCCAAAGGTTAAAAGGAGAACTTGAAAACCTAAGAGAAAATTCAAAGGGTGATTGGAAGACTAAATTTGAAGAATTAGATAAGAGAATTAAGGAAGAAGAAGCCCTAAAAAAAGCCAAAGAGGATGATGAAATATTAACGAAAAATATTAATGATGCTCTAGGTAAAAAGACTTTCATTAATGAATATACTAAAAATAGTATTATTAATGAAATCAAGGATGCACTTAAAGATAGTGCAAATAAAGGTAAGTCAGCAAAAGATTTACTTGAAGAAATAACAAAGGATAAGAGTGATATTTTTACTAATCCTAATCCTAGTGTTAGTGATATGCCGGGTGTAGATGATAACGTAGATGTTGGAAATATTACTAAGGCTGATTTTGATAAGATGGGATATAAGGAAAGAGTAGAATTCAAACAAAATAATCCTGAGTTATTCGCAAAATATAATGAATAGAAAAGGAGAGAAGAAGAATGAAACTTAACATTCAATTATTTGCTTCCGGAACTACTTATTTAGAACAAATGGTAGACCCTGAAGTAATGGCACCAATGATTAGTGCTAAAATTGAAAAAGCAATTGTGGCTACTCCATTTGCTAAACTTGATTATACTTTACAAGGACAACCTGGTAGTACAATCACAATACCAAGATATAAATATATTGGTGATGCTGAAGATGTAGCAGAAGGTGTATCAGCAGGAGTTACAAAACTAGAAACTGATACTGATGAATATTCAATCAAAAAGGCTATGAAGGCTGTAACATTAACTGATGAAGCAATCCTAAGTGGATATGGAAATCCAGTAGGAGAAACTAATAACCAATTAGGAAAATCTATTGCTAGTAAAATTGATAATGATGTAATGGATGAATTAAAGAAAGCACAAATGGTTTATAATGGAGATGAAGATGGTATTTCTTATGATGAAGTAGTAAATGCTATTGATTTATTCAATGAAGAAGAGAATGTAGATAAAGTTATGTTTATCCACCCTCATCAAGTTACTGCTTTAAGAAAAGATGCTAATTTTATCAGTAATGACAAATACAATATGAATGTAATGGTTAAGGGTGAAATTGGTATGATAGCAAATACTAGAATAGTACCTAGTAGAAAGGCTGTTAATGCTGAAGGAACTTATTATCTTAATCCAATTGTTCAACTAAAGGCTGAAAGTCAAACTGGTATTGATGAATTAGCAGCAGTTACAATTTTCTTAAAGAGAGGGGCTAATGTTGAAACTGAAAGACATACATTAACTAGAACAACTGATATTTCAGTAGATGAACATTATATTGCTGCCTTAACTGATGAAAGTAAAGTAGTAGTTGCAAAATTCGCTGTTACAGGAAATCCAAGTCTATAATAAATAAAGGAGGCATTTATGGAATTAAGTGAAGGATACCTAAAATTTCAAGAATACAAACAACTAGGTGGCACTTTAGACCAAATGCCTTTTAAAATATTGGAATTTGAAGCAAGACAATATATTGATAAATATACATTAGGAAGATTGAAGAGTCTGGCCACACAAGTTGATGAAGTTAAAATGTGTGATTACAAACTTATAGGATTTTTAAATTCATATAAGAGTTTGGAAGAACAAAGCAGGGCTTTGGCTAGTGAAAGTATTGATGGATATAGTTATAGTTATGGAACCATCAGTAATGATACTACAAGTGCCAAAAATAATTTAATTAAAGATATAGTAAGAACATATTTAATTGATTGTAAACTTGATGATGGCACACCATATTTATATAGAGGTGTAGATGGTAAGTAATTCAAATATAACTATTTATCATAAGGTCTTAGATAATGAAACTAAGATTGAGAAATGGATTAGATATAATTATAACAATGTATGGTGTTTTAAAAGTAGAAATGCTAATGTAGATAAAGGATATAGTAGTGCTGATAGAATAGAAGTAAGAATAAGTTATGAACTGAGTCCAAACATACAAAATTTTGCTATGGGGGATGTAATTGTAGTAGATAATTTGAATATTGATATTACAAGACAGCAAGATTTGGATGAATACGAAAAATATAACATAGTAAGTATAAAAGATAATACTTTTGGAAATAGACCACATATTCACATAAGTGGTGAATAATGAGTATATCATTAAAGCCAATCCCTGATATAATGGTGGATTTAGGGATACAGCCTAAAGGTCCTATGCAACAGGATTTGACCAACATAGTATATAAGAAGATGTATAGATATATACCATATAGTGGATTGAGTAAAATTCATTTAAGGGAACATATACAAAAAACTGAAGATACAATAACATTTAAAAGTAGTTATGCCAAGTATCAGTATTATGGAAGTCAAAATGGGAAAAAGTGGCATTATACCACTCCAGGAACAGGGCCTTATTGGGATAAGAAGATGTTAAATGTTGAGAGAAAAAATATTCTCAAAGAAATAGCAAGAAAATATGGAGGTTGATTATGGATACTAATTCATTAAGAGTACAAAAGTTAAGAGAATATTTATTTAATGTAGTAGAAACCATAAATGATAAATGTAAGCAAATAAATGTTGATATGTTGGATAATGGAATTAATAACTATTCAATAGATAAAATACCTACATCAAGTGTAGTTGAGAAGTGGGTATTAGGAATTGAAGTGCATAGAGATGTTTACTCATTTAGAAGTAGAACATCATACTCACAAGATGTAATCAATGGTTTAGAAAACATAGGTTTTTTTGAAGAGTTTGAGAACATAATAAGTTCCAATAATAAAGAAGGCATATTGCCAAATATAGATGGAATAGAAAGTATAGAATGTTTAGATTGTGGAACTATGGTCAGTAATGATGATGGCAAAACTGCCGTATTTGATATACAAGTCCAAGTTACATATATTGAAGATTTTAGAAATAGAAAAGTTAGTTTATAGAAAAAGGAGGATACAATGAGTTATAAGAAAGTAACTAGAGAACAAATAGCATCATACCTTGATACAAGTCCAGAGAGTACACCTACTTGGAAAATTATAGGTGTAGGCATCACGGATTATGGTCAAAGTTACAATCCTCAAGTAGAAACTGAAAAATGGATAATCCATAAAAACGCTACATCTACTTTAGAAAGTTACCAAATTCAAGGTGATGTATCTCAAAAATGTTATTATGGTGATGATGTTTATGATTATGTAAACGAATTAAGAAGAAAAGCGAGTGTTGGAGATGCAGTAAATACTCACGTTTTAGATATAGATTTATATGATGAAACAGGTGGAAGTTATGCTGCAACTATGTATGATTGTGCTGTAATTATTACAAGTTATGCTACAGGGGAAACTCCTGTTATTGAATATAGTATATATTATAATGGGGACCCTAAGGTTGGAACAGTTACAATTAATGCTAGTACCGGTGAGCCAACATTCCACGAAAGTACAAGTTTATAATAACCTTAAAAGTGGGAGGTAAAACTCCTACTTTTTTATTAATTTATTAATTGAAAGGAGAGTATAGAACTATGGAAGATTTTATACAGTTAAAAAAAGATAATGTAATAAGAATAGGTATTAAGAATTATAAAGGGGAAGATACAGGGGAAATCTTAGAGTTTGACTTAGAAGATATAGAATTACCTCTAAGATACCAAAATTTAATAGAACAACATAAAAAGAATGTAAGTTATGTAGAGCATCAGTTTGTTATCATTGATAAAAGAGAAGATGTAAAAGGCAAGAAATTATTAAGTAGAAATCAAGAAGAAAAGATAAAAGTATTAAATGAGTTCTTCAAAAGAGAAATGGATGTATTAGATATGTTTCTAGGAGAAGGAAAAACTCAAATGATACTTAATATAATGGGAAGAAAGCCTTATTTAGAGATGTTTGATGATATTGCTGAGGCTTTACAACCAATTCTTCCTATATTTGAGAAGGTTTATGAAGATACTGATAAGAAGATAAAAGATAAATATAAGATGAATGATGATAATGTAATAAAGAACGATGAAGAATAATCCTGAATATGCCGAAGTAAAGGGCAAAAGATATAAGATAAATACTGATTTTAGAGTTATATTAAGATGTAATTCTATAGCGAAAGATGAAAGTATTGGGGATTATGAAAGGGCATTAGCAATCATTTATTTATTATATGGAGATGAAGGGCTTAAAGATAAAGAGAATTTTAAAGAATTATTAGAAGTGGGATTTAAGTTTATATCTATGGGAAAAGAAGTGGATAATGATGATGATGAAGTAGATATGGATTTTGAACAGGATTTTAGCCTCATTAAAGCGAGTTTTATGAGTGATTATGGAATTGACTTAAATAATACAAATATTCATTGGTGGGACTTTTATAACTATTTAAACGGATTAACTGATAAATGTATATTAAATAGAGTTAGAGAGATAAGAACCTATGATTTGAGTGAAGTCAGTGATGAAAAAGACAAAAAGAAGTTAATGAAGGCTAAGAAAACTTATGCTTTGAAGGAAAAAGAAAATAAGCCTAGTAAAAAGCAACAAGAGAGTGTTGATAAATTTTACAAATTAACAGGTATAAAAAGGAGGTAAATATGGAAGAAAAAGCAGGATGGATAACTTTTGGAATTGGAGTTGACGACAAAAAATTCAAAGAGGCCATCAAGGATGCTGAAAATACATTAAAAGAGTTTGATAAAGAAGGAGAAAAACTCTTAAAAGAAAAAAACAAATTAGAAATAGATACAAAAGAAGCAAGAGAACAAATTGAAGAGTTAGACCAAAGAATAGAAGAATTAAAAAGAAAACAGGAAAGAATACAGGCCAATCCATATAAAGTTGGGGGTGCAGCCGATGTGCTTACAGGAAGAAAAATAACTGAACTTGAAGAACAAAAAGCGAGTTTGATGGATGAAATAAAGTCAAAGTATGATTTGTTAGATAGAGAAATTGAACAAAATAATCAAAAGAAAGATGAAGAAGCGAAAAAACTTGAAGAGTTGATAAAAAAATATAGAGAATATAAAATGGCTCAAGAAGGAAAAGGACCTGGGATTACCGGAGGAGATGGTTTCAGTTTTAAAAATGTAGGGAAATCATTAACCGGAGTCATAAGCAAAACCGCAAAATGGGGATTAGCATTGATGGGAATAAGAAGTATCTATGGATTATTAAGTAATGCTGCTGCTCAGTTGGAAAAGACTAACAAACAAACTGCCGTGAATTTACAATATATAAGAACTGCTTTGGCAACTGCGTTAGAACCGATAATAACGTGGTTAGTTAATATGCTTGGAAAATTACTTCAAATAGTTAATACTATAATCTATAAATTAACAGGAAGAAATATATTTGCTGAGGCTAAGAAAAACCTACAAAGTGGAGTGAAGTCAGCGAAACAACTACAAAAAACACTTGCTGGATTTGATGAAATGAACATCTTAGGAAAGAATACAACGGCTAGTGGTGGAGGAGGTAGTCCTGAACCTTTTGATTTGAGTAAGATAATAGATTTAGATAAATTGATGAATGAAGTGTTAGATAAATTAACTGACCCTGATTGGTGGATTAACGTTGGCAAAAAAATAATTAATTTCTTATGGGATGGTATGTGGTTGGCCATTGATGTTAATGAAACCGTACAAGAAATGATAAAGAAAAAATTATATCAAAGATTAGGTATTGATGAAAGTGATGGAGAAGATGCTGGAGAAAAGTTCATTAAGGCATTAATTAATGGAATTGGTAAAGGATTACAAGTCGCATTTGCACCTTGGACCGTGTTTGGGGGAATAGGAAAAGCACTTGGATTAGATAAAAAAAGTGCAGGAGAAATTGTTGACGATTTCATTAGAGGATTAAAAGAATATTTTACTTTAAAAATGGGGCCTTTAGGAACTTTCTTTAGAGTAAATTTTAATACTATAGCACAAGCAATAATAGATGGATTGAAAATTGGATTAAAGTCTGGTATAGCAACATTATTAGGACCATTTGGTTTATTTATAGATGCAGTTAGAAACATTTTTGGTATCCATTCACCATCAACTGTATTTGCTGATATGGGAGTTAATATAATAAAAGGATTAGTTAACGGTATTAATTCAGTAATAAATACAGTATTAACACCATTTAATACTATAAAGGGTAAAATACAAAGTTCATTTAGTGGATTAAATATAAAAGATGCTGTAGTTAAGGCTTTTAAAAATGCTATGAATGGTGCTATTGAAATGGTCAATAAAGCGATAAATTCTATTAATAGTAAATTAAAGTTAGAATGGAAAGATATAAAAATTGCTGGTAAAACGATAATATCTAAAGGCTCAATAGATTTTGGAAAAATACCGACAATACCAAAATTGGCTAAAGGTGGTATCATTAATTTACCTGGTAGAGGAGTACCTTTAGCAGTTGGAGGTGAATCCGGCCGTGAAGGAGTCATCCCACTAACTGATGAACAGCAAATGCAAATATTAGGAGAAAGTATTGGAAAGTACGTAGTAATAAATTTAACTAGTATTACTCAATTAGATGGAAGAGATATAGCAAGAAGAACATCACAAGTAAGTAATGAAAATGCTTTTTTAATGAATAGGTAGGTGATATTATGTTTATAGATGCAAATAGTTTAAGTGTAACAGTTGGAAGTACAACTATAAATTTAGGGGATTACATTTTAGATGCAAAGTATCAGTATCCAAAATTATGGAGCGATGACAGTGGAAGAAACTTAAAAGGAACTATGAGTGGTACTTTATTAGGGATATTCCCTAAGGTAACCGTAACATTTAGAAAATTAAACCAAACTGAAATGGAAAATATATCAAAGATATTAGATAGTACAACTCAAACATTACATTATTATGACCCTAACAAAAAAACAACTGTAAATTTAAGTACATATACAGGAGATTGGGAATTCACAAATAATGGTATTGGGAATAATTCATCATTTACAATATCATTTATAGCAAGGAGCAAAAGATGAGAACACGTACAAGTGATTTTAAGAGGGAAATTAAAGAGTTTGGTAGACAAATAGATAGTAAGATAACCTTTGATAATTTGATTTATATTGGGGCTGAAAACATCTTCTCAGTTAAACCTATATTAAATGCCGAATTATTGAAATCAACTATGAAGGGTTTGAACTTTGAAAGTGATGAAGATATAGATGTAGATACTCGTTTTAAATATGAATTTGGATTATTAGTTAATGATGAAATTGAATGGATAAATTTTGGATATTATTATGTAACTAAGAAAGAGTATAATGAAGATAAAAAAACTTGGAATTATACTTGTTATGACCAATTAAGAAAGTCAATGGTGGATTATGAAGGGTTAAATGCAGTTGAATTTCCCATAACTGTAAGAGATTTTATAAGTGAAATATGTGATGATTTAGGTATCACATTTGCAAATGCTAGTGATACATTTGTTAATTATAATAGGGTAATCCAAAGTGACCCTTATGTTGGAAAAGATAATACTCCTTTAGGGTATCTTTATAGAGATATTTTAGATGATTTATCAGCCGTAGTTGCTGGTAATTTATGTATTAATGATGATGATGAATTAGAAATTAGATATGTTAATAATTCAAGTGTATTACCAAGAGAATATACAAGAGTTGATTATATTAAGAATAGTGGAACTCAATATATAGATACAGGATTTATACCTGATTTTGATAACGGATTTAAGTTTGAAATAGAATATACTCCTACAAATTTAGTTAATAGAGGTTGTTTGTTGAGCAATTATAGTGGTACTAATCATATATCTTTTGAACTTGGTTATAATGGTTGGCAACAAAGAGCATATATAAATAATGGTAATGTTGATTTTATAGTGCAAAGTGCTA